CAGACCAACAAAATTTGTATGAGATGGCACAATCATTTGGATATAAACCCAAGTTGGCTACAGCATCACAAGGTGTGGTTGATATTTTTCAAATAGTTCCAGCAAAAGGTAGTGGTGAAAATAATGTACCAAATTATTCATATGCTCTACAAGTCAATGAGGGTAGTACAGTTGAATCAACTACAGGCGTGACATTTCGTATTCGTGAAAATGTAAACTTTTCCTATTCAAGTTCATTTGACCCAACCACAGTCACGACCTACGAAGTGGATAGTGGTAATGAGGTCACTTATTATTTATTGAAAAAATCTGTAAGAGTCGTAAGTGGAAATATTTCTGAAGAACAGATTGTGTTTGGAGCAGCTCAAAAGTATCCAAGAGGTTTGTTAGGACAGACAAATGTATTGGAAATAATTTCTTGTACGGATAGTGATGGAAATAATTGGAAAGAAGTACCTTTTTTAGCACAAGATACTGTATTTGATTCCGTGAGAAATACACAAGCTAATGATCCCGAGTTATCACAATATAGTGATGAAGCTCCATACATTTTAAAACTTCTAAAAACACCAAGAAGATTTGTTACATTTATTCGTGGTGATGGAAAAACAGAATTGAGATTTGGTAGTGGAATAAGTGATAATCCTGATGAGGAAATAATACCAAACCCAAATAATGTAGGTTCGTCTTTACCAGGTAGTCCGACATACTTAGACCAGTATTTCGACCCAAGTAACTTTTTAAATACAAAGGCTTATGGTCAAGCACCAGCAAACACGACCTTAACAATAAAATACTCATATGGTGGTGGAATAACAGATAATGTGCCAAGTGATACAATCACATCCTTGTCGAACTTTCAATACACTATCGACACTAATGGTCTTAGTAGTGGTGTTTTAGATACTGTTGTAGAATCAATTGGAGTTACGAATCCACAGCCAACCACTGGTGCAAAGGGAGCGGAAAGTACAAAAGAACTTAAAGAAAATGCACTTGCTTACTTCCAATCACAAGGAAGAGCAGTAACAAAAGAAGATTACATAACGAGAGTTTATTCCTTACCACCAAAATTTGGAGCTGTAGCAAAAGCTTATATTGTACAAGATGAACAATTAAATCTACCTGCATTCCAAAAGGAAGTTTCAACAAATATATTTGTTGACCAAAGATTCAATGATGTTAAGGCACAAGATGTTGGAAGTAGTAATAGATTACCAAATCCAAACGCACTAAATCTATATTGTTTAGGATACAATGGAAGTGGACAATTGACACAACTTAGTATTGCGACCAAAGAAAATATTAAAACTCATCTATCACAATATCGTCTTGTAACGGATGCTGTAAATATAAAAAATGCATTTATAATTAACATTGGTGTGAAATTCAATTTCATAGCTAGAGCTGGATTCAATAAAGAAGAAGTTACACTTCGTTGTATAGAAAAGGTAAAACAATTCTTTAATGTAGCTAGATGGCAAATTAATCAACCAATCATAATTCAAGAATTAGCTTATGAATTGTCTATAGTAGATGGAGTTGGAGCTATAGTACCACCAACACAAGACAATCCAAAAAATTTACAAGTGTTGATTACTAATAAGTTTTCAAGCTCTGATGGTTACTCAGGTAATATTTACGATATCAATTACGCAACCAAAGATGGTATAGTCTATCCATCACTCGACCCAAGTATATTTGAATTGAAATATCCAAATACAGATATTGAAGGTCGGGCTATCGGTGACTCTACTGGTAATCAACTATAGGAGATGTAAATGCACTATTTTGAATACGCTGAAAAAGATTCCGTACTCTACTCAAGAAGTGGAAGTCAAAATACAGGTATTGATGAAATTTTAGAAGTCACTAAAGATGTGAGTGCTGCTGGGGTAGTTCAAGGAGTAAGTAGAATTTTAATAAAATTCGATACCACATACATATCGTCCTCAATATCAAGTGGACTTATTCCATCAAGTTCTTACACAAAATTTTATTTAAATTTATACGATGCTAATTCTCGTGGTCTCAATGTAAATCAAAACTTATATGCTTATCCTGTAAGTCAATCTTGGGATATGGGA